GATACAATGTATCTTCGTAGCTTTAAGATCATCAGTCTCTATGTCAAAGACCAAGTTCATTGCTGTTGTCGTTAAATTCATAGTCTTCATAGGCTTCGCTCAACCTTCCTGTTGCATGGTCATAAATTAAAGATGAAGCTATACCTACATCTCCTGTATATCTAGATTTAAGTACACGCAGACGAGTAGTGTTAGATTCTTCTTCATCATCAGACTGTTGATTTCTCTCCAATGCAATGACGCAATCACTTAACTGTGCTATAGATTGACTACCTCTTAAATGACTAAGAGACACTTCTATTCCTTGTTCGTGTCCTTTGTCAGAGGATACTCTTCTTAGATGAGATACCAGGATTAGTCCTGCTCCTGTTTCTTCAACTATACTTCTAAGTCTAGTCATAATATCATCTATGGCTCTGCGTTCATCGCCTTCATGCACAGCCGACACTAGCATATGTAAATGATCTATCACTACCCACCTGCACTCACACCCTATAATTATAAAGCGAAGCTTAGAAAATATTTCTTCAATACTATTAGTACCAAAGTGAGCATGTACCCATACCCTATTTTTATTTTCGCCATCATAAAGTACACTAAATAAATCATCTAATTCTTCTTTAGAAAACTTCTCTCGTTCTTGATCTATATATAGTCTAGCATTAGCTTCAATAGATAATATACCATCAACAGTCCTTCGCCAATCTTCCTCAAGAGAAATCACACCTACGTTATCAGTTGTGTTCATTATCAAATGATGTTCTAGTTCTCTCGTTACCGAAGACTTACCAAGTCCTGTACCACCTGTTAAAGTAATTAACTCTCCTTGTCTAAGGCCATACAGTTTCTTGTTGAGTCCTTGCCAAGGATAGGGTACGCTTTCTCTCTGCTCTCTATCGTGAAACTTTTTTCTTAACTCAGAGATATTTATAACACCGCTTGGAGTATATACTTTAGAATCCCAAAAGGATTGTAAGAATTTTTGATGTTCATTAGCTTCAAGCATATCGTTAGGGTCTTTAAAGCCATCAGGTAAGTTCATTATCTTAGCCTTTCCTGGTTTTAATATCCTAGCCACCTTCTTAGAAGCTTCTCTACCTGCTTTGTCTTTATCAAAACAAATAACAACGAACTCAAAACCTTCAACAAATTCTAAACTATTCTTTATATCTTTAACTGCACTACCTGCTCCACCTTTAATGGAAACAACAGGCCACTTGCTTCCCATCAATTCATAAGAAGCCATAGCATCACATTCGCCTTCAGTTATCAGTAAGTATTTACCTCCTGATTTAAAGAGATGCTCCCCAAACAATCCTGCTTCGGTTGCTGATCCTGTCCATCTGAAATCTTTAGTAGATACTGTTCTTATCTTAGTAGCTGTTAAAGTATTCTCTGAATAAAAAGGATACATATGTTCTGCAATCTTACCTTCATAATTGTAAGTCACTTTAACTCCGTACTTACGAGCAGTATCTTCTGCTATTTTACGATCTGTTAAAGCTCCGAAGGAGTATCTAGAATTGTCAGCACTAATAATCTTCTGTGTGGCTTTAGTTTCTATTGTTTCCTGGTTGTATTTAAAAGGTTTATCTTTACCTTCTATACAATGACTATGACACCACGCAGTTCCATTTGAAAAGACAGTCACGCAATCATTATGTGTACATATAGGGCAAGATTGATGAGTCTTAGCTACTCCGTTTGATGACATAAAACCTCCGTATTGAGAGGGCAGATCACTCTACCCCCTCGTTTCGACAAGAGAAGTTTTACCTTCTCGGCACACACATCTATTCTGAATCTTCGTCAGACTCAGTACTAGATTCTTCTTCCCCTTCGCCCTTTACGACAGGAGGATTACCTTCATGGTAACGAGCAACTAACTTAGAAGCAAACCCATCAATACCAACTTGAGTCTTTTCTAGACCATAAATTTGTTGTGCTTTGATTTGGGTTAGTTCTTGTAATTGAGCAAACCACCTTTTACTATCAGCATCAGGTAACTCATCAGCAGTTAATTGAATATCTCCAATAGTAATGAAAGGTATGTTGTTATCTACTTCTTCTACTTCTACTTTTTTCTTTGCCATTTCTAAAACTCCAATTCAGTTTCTTCGTTATCAATACCAAGTTCTTCGCCATCAATCGCAGTTCCTTCAAACTCAATGAGGCTATTAACTTGAACAGCTTGTAAGTCTAAGCTCTTTCCTGTTCTGTCGGCAAACGTCCAATCATAAGGTCTGCATTGAACAGTTACGTCTGAGCCGTTGCCAACTTTACAATCCAAAGGATTCTTGTCAGCATCAACTAACTTAGGTACAGGATTTAAACTTCCGTCTTTCCTGGTTACTCCCCTTTTAATCGTAACAAAGGGAGAATACTCTTTATCCTCTCTGACGTTGAAGCCTTCCGTTTTTAAATTCTTAGCAGTCTCATCATCAAGAACTAAGTCTATAGAGTATTTAGGTGGTGGGTATTTAGTAACTCCTGCTGAAGTTATTGAGGCCCACATTGCTTTACCATTTAGCAACATATTATTTTCTCCTAATTATTAAACAAACACATGGGAGTTTTCGTGAAGATTCTAGACTCCCTAAACTAGAGCCAATCTGGTTGGCATAGAACGATCTTTGGAGGGTATCGTGAGGTGTAATCATTCTATATCTCCTGTCGGTTTATATAGATAGGCTTACCATCTACTATCTTAGCGAAGTCTCTCCGCTTCGATATGTCTTCCCAAACATCAATCGGCATAAGCTTTCTTGAGTTGTTGGAGTTCATACGTAGAGTTGCCCATTTATGTCCTAGTGTTACTACCTTATATACATAGTAACCACTAAACCAACTGCGACTCTTTAACCTTTTTTCAAAGATGTACTGAGTGGGATTAAACCTCACTAAGTCTCCTCTCTCTATTTCGTTTTTCACTTGAGGGCGAGTATATCAAAGTAGTTTATAAAAATAAAGTCTTTACCAGGATTAACTATTAACTGTTAGCTTCATGGCATAGACACAATCGTTTGCTCCAACCCTTGCAGAGCTGTATGTAAACTTACTCACATGCCTAGTAGCAATCCTTTGAATGTCCATTGGTATTCCATCTTCAACTCTGATGTTATTAACAGTACCATCGAAAGCTACGTTGTACGTTACCTCAAACTCAAAAGTTCCTACCGATCTAGCTTTCTCCAAAGCTCTAACTAAAGTTTTAGTAGAGGGTTTAGAAAGCCTATCATTTACACAGCTAATAAAGGTAGGCTCTTGCCACGAATCCTTTATTATCTTAGTAGGTTCTTTAGTTACTTCTTCAACAACTGTTGGAGTAGTTTCTTCAACTACATCAACTGCATCAACTGCAAGGGGTGGTTCAGTAGTCTCTAATGGCCTTATAAGTAGAGCCACTTTATCTTCAAGGGATATAACAAAGTCCTCTAAAGTAGATACAGACTCTTCTAAGTCCTTTGTTCTACTAGCTAATTCGTCAATGCTTTCATCATAAGTAATAGCATCAAGGGATTGATAAACTTTATTAAGTTCCTGGTAAGCATCATCATTGGATTGATCCAGGACATTAATCCTATTGACCAAACCTCCGTAAGCTTCTTGCAGTTCCATGTCTATCTGTAAGTTAGTAAGTGATTTAGTAACTAAGATAGAAACAACAACTGCAATTATTGTTGATACAAAAATTGAAATTATTTGATTTTTCATATATTCTCCTTTTCAAAATTTAAAATAGATTCTCCTAGAAATTGTGGTATTTGTGGTACAACTGCGTTACCTAATCCTCGCAGTCTGTGTGCCCTATTGGGAACCCCATCATCCATTCCACTAGGTTGAGTGATAGGTAGCCATTCCTTTTTTCTCGTTCTGCTACGCATGGAGCTAATCTGTGCTTGTGTGCATACTTGGCTAAATCCTCCCATTTCCTTGCTGTGTCCTTGTAGTCTCTCGCTGTTGGGGTAGGCAAGGATAAAAATTCTTTCCCTTCTGTGAATGGAACCAATGGAACAAGCTGATATAATATGCCATTCTGCATTGTAGCCGATCTCGCTGAGATTTTGTAAGACCAAGGTAAGTCCTTTACTTCTAAGGGAGGCCACGTTTTCAATGATTGCCCACTTCGGTTTGATTTCTTTAATGAGTCTTGCAAATTCACTCCAGAGTCCGCTTCTACTGCCTTTGATCCCTCCTGTTTTGTCTCGGTATGGGTTTGCGTCTGAGATGTCTTGGCAGGGGAATCCTCCTGTGATGACATCAGGTTCAATTCCGTCTGCTTGTAGTGTGTCATAGTCTAACTCCTTTATGTCGTTATAAATTGGTACGTCTTGCCAATGTTTCTTTAAAACTTTGTGGCAGTAGGGTTCAATCTCACAGAATGCAACAGTCTCAAAGCCTCCTGTGTTCTGTAGTCCGAGACTAAACCCACCAATGCCACTAAACAAATCTAATACTTTATGTTTCATATCAAAAATTATAATGCCACAGTACCATAAAGAAAGCATAGATCAAAGCAGTTACCAGGATAGCCGTTTCTCTAAAC